TTATATACATGACTCCCCGAGTCTCTGTATAGATTGGGAATTATATAGATGACTCCCTATAGATTCTGAGGGGCATAGCCCCGCAAGGCTCATCCCGAGCCTTTTGACGTTCAGCGCGGCATTGTGGTCACGGCCCAGTTCAAGTCCGCAATGTGGACAGGAATGAGTCCGTTGCCAGAGCGTCTTCTTAACCGTCTCTCCGCAACCGGAACACCGTTGTGACGTGCCGTGTGGATTCACCGCTATGACGTGCGTTCCGGCGCTCTCAGCCTTGTAACGCAGTTGGTATAGCAGAATTGCCCATGCGGCATCCATGATACTTTTGGCAAGTCGCCCCTGCGACATGTCCTGAATCTTCAGGTCTTCATGGGCGATCAAATCGTAGTTTTCCACCAGCCACTTAGAAACGTGGTGAATGTAGTTCAACCGGGCGCTTGCGGCCCGCTGATGCGCGCGACGCAGTGCTTCACGCGCCCGGAGGCGGTTATGTGATCCGCGTGTCTTGGTCGCTAGCGAGCGATTAGCGGCGGCGATCCGGTCTTCATGCTGCCGCGTCCAACGTGGATTCTGAATCTCGGTCCCGTCGCTCAAGGTTGCCAGCGTGGTCAACCCAACATCAATCCCAACTGCCGTCGAAACTGCGCACCTCTCAGGAGCCGGCCCGATGTCACACACCACGCTTGCGGTCCATCTCTTTCCGTCCCGCTTCACTGTGCAGCACTTCGCCCGGCCCTGGATAGGGCGGCCACCGCGCGCTCGAATATCTCCGACGTTCGGTATCTTGATCGAACGCTCGCGGACCACAGGTAAACCGAACCCGAAAGAATCGTAGCGGTCGCGTGAACGGTAGCGCGGGAAACCCGGCTTCTGGCCGGGGGTTTTGCAGCGCCGGTAGAATGCCTTGAACGCTCGGTCCACGCGCCGTAACGGGTCGCGCTGAATATCACACGCCATCCACTGAAACGCCGGGTCCTTACGGAGTTCCGTAAGCTCCTTCTGCTGATCGTAATATGAAATCGACTTGCGCTGGAGTTTCCAGGCTTCTCTGCGCTCTTGAATGCAGGCGTTCGCGGTCTCGCAGTTATCCTCAAGAATCCGCCCCAACCCCGCAGCCTGCGTAGCGTTTGGACGAAGACGAAACTGAAAGGTCCTTAGCATAGTTTACCGGGAGTTAAGTATATAAGTCCCAAAAGATTCGCCCTTTTAGTTTTGCGCTCTTCTTCGCACGGGCTTCCGGCGTGTTCATATGGGCTGTACCGCGCCGTTTGGCTATCATGCTCATCTTTTTCCTGGTTGCCGCCGTTCTTGGGTATCTGAGCTTTTCTCGCGCCTCGCCTACAGGAACCCCGCCCAGGCCTCCTTTCGTGCTGTTGTAGCCGTTGCGTGAATCTGTTGAATCAAGAAGGATGATCCATATTCGTTCGAGGTTGTCCAGTTCAGTCTCAGGAATATCCGCGGCAAGCAGAGCGACTTCAAAAGCCTCAACGCCATATTTCCGTATCGCCCTCGACAGAATGTGGCAACGTCGCCGCGTGACTGCATCGCAAACATGCTGTTTCCAGCGAAGGTCCACAGGTCCGACCGTCCGGCCAACGTATACCTTGTCATTGGTCGTATTGCGAATCAGGTAGACCGCTCCTGGCTTCATCTGCATATGCGACCCTCTGTGATGATGTCGAGGAACCACCACTTCTCAACTTTCCTCAGATCAATCTCATGGGGACACCTGAAGACGAAGTTACGAACCGACGTGTGAGTGATCCACCAAAAGCAGCCACCCTGTATCGGCACCCGGTTCTGTTCGCGGCGATCAGCTTTCAGTAAGCCGGCCGAAATCCATCGCATGATCTTGTGACTATCAACTCCGAAGGCTTCGGCAAGTTGGCGACTTGAATATCCGTCGAGCGTCTGCTTGATCCGCTCGCGGCGCATTTTCAGGTGAACCGCCGTCCTGCTGCGACAGAATCCCTGTATCTTGAGCGCGCGGACCACGTAGTCAGCAGAGTGCTGCCCATTGCTCCGTAAGATGCGCTCCTCTTCCGGCTTCCAAGGTGTGTTCTCAGAGGTTCGTGCCAAGCCGAGTTCCTGACCACGCCGCTTAACTTTCCAGCCCGGCCATTCGATACGACGCGCCGCCCGATTCAATGCTTGGCGGTCATTCGCTCCCCAGAACCGCTCATAGGCGAACTGGATGATCTGGTCAATCTCCGGTGACGCCTGATATTTCGTTCGTTTCCCACGGTGGCGCGGCCGGCAACGATCACAGAAATACGCATAGCGGCGGTCCGTCGTGGTGCCGCAATCCCGACAAGCGGTTGCCGCTGTAGATGCCATGTCAACCGCGAACCTTGTTCCGACAATCATCGCAACCGCACCGGGAATCTGAGGGATCATGCACGATGGCTTGCGGGCGCCTCGGACATGTCTTCAGGTGCCCCTTGAGATCCCCGGAGCGGAGCATCTGTCCGCAACCCCAGCCACACGGCATTTTCAGGCCCGACGACCGGCCACCGATTCCCGCTCGATTTCCCTTGTTCACATCCCTATAATACCGGGTTTCGAATAAAATTCAAGAGCAAGATCGCAAGTCGTACAAAATAAACAAACGAAAACCCTTGAGTTCTGTCTTAAACTGGTATATCCTGAGATCAGCCCTGATCCTTGACAACCGAATCGACGAACTCGGGATGAGATCGTGGAGGATAGGCCCTAAAGGGGAGCCGAAAGGCGAACATCCGGCGGGCGCGAGGCCATGAACCCGAGAGAGCGATAATCCGCCACGGTGACAGCATGGCGGACCTTAAACCGCACACTCTGCTGATGGGTTGCAGCCATGGGCTGCCATGCCATCTTGCCTCACCCGCAAGTCCCAAGTAGCAGGAGCCGACATCTGCCGGCCAGCCGGAAGGGAAGGAACTGCCTCGCCAACCGCCATGCGTTCCGGGAGCGGAGCGCCGGAGACTGGGATCAGCCCATCCGACTGCCCCGCTCGATTACACGTTGCTCTCTCGCTTGTGTTGTACTGATCGGCGCTTGCTGCCAGTGCTGCCGCCGAGAACTTGGTTGCGGGGGCCGGTGCTGGCCCGGCGCGGCGAAGGTTATGAGTCTTCGCTGTGGACTGCCTCTCCCCGCGTCAGAATCGCTGGCCGGTGATTGCTCGGCTCACAAACGCGGGTTTCGCGGCGCGCGCGTGGATCTTCAATCACCACTCCAAGTTCGATTGCAGACCAACGCAGAATTTTGTCAATGTAATTGCTGTATTCCAGTTTGCTCAGGGTCCCTGTGGATCGCGCAAAGACCCGCCCATCTTTCTCAGTGAGCAGGAACATGTGCTTGAGAATTTCATGCCACTCTTCAGCGGTATACCCTGGCCCATCACGTTCCAGCGTCGGCAAGATCACTCTGCGGTAGTATCCTCGTTGGCGAGCCGAGTGCAACTCCTGCCGCTTCTCAACAGTGACGGTTACCTGCTGGCCTTCGAGCGAGCGGATGAACTCGGATACCCGCTGCCGGTCGTACCAGAGAGTTTTGCCATCGCGGATCTCGGCGGTAAAGCGCACAGCGTCACGCGGCTACAGGCTCGCCCTGAACGCTCATCGCCAGGAGATCACTCAAGAGCGCCCGCATGTCTTCAGAGAACAGATCTTCAAGGCACCGGAGGTCAGCATCGCCGCTCACCTCCCGGGCCATGCGGAGCAGGACCGGGTAGTCGATTCCGAGCGCGGCTTGCAACTCCTGAATTTGCCGGAGCATCTTGGGCATCCTACCTGGATCGTACCACAGGAGATGCCTGATTGCAAGATCATTTTACGCTGCTTTGGCCAGTGATTGCTTGAACTGATGCCCGCTATCGAGGTACGCCTGCTGGTTGCGCTCCACTTCGGTAGGGATGTCGATATCGAAGTGGGCTTGCCAGCGCGTGCGCCCCATGCGCTCCAGAGACTCAGGGCCACCATCGTGCTGATGATGGGCGAAACAGAGGATCAGCCCGGCCCGGTCGTCCTTCACGCTACCGCAGTTGCGCACGTGGTGGAACGTGGCCGGCCCGCTACACCCGCCGAATCCGTGCTCTGCCACAAGGCACCCAAAGTGCGCGTGCATCCACGCCATGAACTCCTGATCCACTACGCGACCGCGACGCGGCTTTGACCGTCGCCGGATCATGCCACCCGCGCCACCGGAGCCTTCACGTAGAGCCCTGCACTCCCGTGCTGCCGGCCGCAACCAGGTGCCGCTGCTTCATGTGCCGCAGCAATCAGTGACCATGACACCAGCGAACCGTCTGCCGTTCGATACTCGATCGAGCCTTCTTTGTTGCAGAACCGACAGCGCCAACCTTGCTGAGATTGGCCGCTACTTGGTGCGCTTACCCTTGCCATTGCCTTTCTTTCGACCCGGCGCCTTCACCCGCTCACGCGGCGCGCCGGCTTCCCGCGTCCACACCGGCCAGTTCATTCATGCTCCGGGCATAGGCCGCAGCAGACGCTGGCTCCACGTAAGCAACCGCGCGGCTGAAGCCGGCGGCTTTGTAACTAAGCCATGCTAAACAGCAGCACAACTCGCTACGTTCGGCCCGCTTACAGTGGCCCTGCCAGCTATTACCCTGGCAG